TACGTTGCCATATTTGGAACACTCTTTAATGATATAAACATTCAAAGAAGAAATTCTGCTGGTGTTATAACAGAACAGATTAAAGTTCCTATTGAGTACTCCGCAAAAGATAGAATGTTGTTACATATTAGAAGAATGTCAACAACAGATGCGAGTGTTCAAACTACACTTCCACGAATGGGATTTGTTTTAAATGGAATTACTTATGACGGAACCAGAAAATTAAATACAATGGGTCAAGTTTATGCGGCAAATACAGCTGCATCTACTAGTACACTCATGAAACAATATAATCCCGTACCATATAATTTTGATTTTGAACTTACCGCGGCCGTGGACAATGCAGAAGACGGCGCACAAATTTTTGAACAAATCGTTCCCTTCTTTACACCAGAGTTTACAGTTAGTGTGAATTTAATTCCTTCTATGAATGTTAAGCCTGATGTTTCTATAATATTAAATAGTACTACTACAGAAGATTCGTATGAGGGTGATTTTACTACAAGAAGAGAAATTATATGGACATTTGGTTTTCAATTAAAGGGATATATCTATCCTGATGTTAAATCGGGATCTGTTACTAAACAAGTGATAGTGAATCTAAGAATGCCGGGACAAGAAGCGGAACTTCCCGAATATATTGTTCTAGAAGATAGTTCAGATTTTTCAGTCAATTATTTACTTTTGGATGCAGATGCAGGTTCGCCTACCGCAACAGGTCCAATGAAATTCATAACAGAAGATAGTTCAACAGGAACAGGCGCGGCAGGAATTAAAACAAGACTTACAGTTTCACCGGGTCCAGGTGATGTAACTGCAAATGATGATTTTGGTTATACAACTACTAGTGAATTTTTTAATGATAATATTGATACGAATTTGACAACTGGGCTGGATGTAAATCTGTAGAAATGTTGTTCCGGGTTTCTATATTAATTTGTATGATCTGTATTGGAACCTTGAGTATTGCTCAACCACCAATACACAAAGAAATAATACACAATACTTATCAATCACATTCATTAAAAAAACACGAAAACTATAAAACAAAAGATATTTTATTATTATTTAAATCTTGTTATGAAACCATTTATTTTTTGGGTAATACAAAATACAAACGAAGTAAAAAAGCATTAAAAGAAGAAGATGTATCTAAACAATGTTTTTGTATATGTGACAAAATTAGAGCCGTATATAAACCCAGAGAATTTTTAGATAGACCTCCTATAGAAATACATAATATTATTAAACCTTTGACTACTGAATGTATAGCGGAAAAAGGTCAAATTTGGCATGATGATGAGGAAAAATGACACAGGATGATCGTATAGATGAAATTTTAGAAATTACAAGTATAGTATCTACTTCAGAATTGGCACCTGAACCACCGGCAAGAATTGTACCAAAGGCCGGTAAAGATGATGATATTGATTATAATTATGCCCGTGAAAATTACTACAATCTAATCGAAAGAAATCAAGATGCAATAGAAGAGATGTTAGAGATTGCTAAACAATCGGAACATCCAAGAGCATTTGAAGTAGTGGGTCAATTGATTAAATCTGGATTAGATGCCAATAAAGAGTTAATGGGACTACATAAAACCAAAAAAGAACTAAGTATAGAGAAGGGTGGTGGGTCTACTACCAATGTGAACAATGCGGTTTTCGTTGGTTCTACTGCCGAATTACAAAAACTCTTAAAGGTAAAACGTGGCGAGTGAAGTATATTTGGGAAATCCCAACTTGAAAAATGTTGGCCAGAAGATAAATTGGACAGAGAAAAACCTTGAAGAATACATGAAGTGCAAGGAGAATCCAGAATACTTCATAGAGAATCATGTACGTATTGTTCATGTAGATAAAGGTTTAGTTCCATTTGACATGTATGATTATCAAAAAGATATGATACATAAGTTCAATGATAATCGTTTTGTTATCTGTAAGATGCCTAGACAGACAGGCAAATCTACTACTATTATATCTTTTCTTCTTTGGTACGTTCTATTTAACGAAAGTGTTAATGTTGCTATTTTAGCAAACAAAGGAATGACAGCAAGAGAATTACTTGCCCGATTACAACTCGCTTACGAACATTTACCTAAATTTTTACAACAAGGTGTACTCACATGGAACAAAGGTAATATTGAAATAGAGAACGGCTCTAAGGTTATTGCGGCCGCAACTTCTTCTAGTGCAGTTCGTGGTAGTTCTTTCAATATTATTTTCCTTGATGAGTTTGCTCACGTACCACAAAACATAGCAGAACAATTTTTTACTTCTGTATACCCCACAATATCCTCTGGTGAATCAACTAAAGTTCTAATCGTTTCTACTCCACTCGGACTCAATATGTTTTATAAAATGTGGATAGAAGCAGAAGAAGGTAGAAATGATTATGTACCGATTGAGGTGCATTGGTCAGAAATGCCCGGTAGAGATGGTAAATGGAAAGAGGAGACAATACGTAATACTTCTGAGGTACAGTTTACACAAGAGTTTGAATGTGAGTTTGTAGGATCAACATACACGTTGATTGCTCCATCGAAACTCAGAACAATGGTATTTAAACACCCAATACATGAAAGCAACAATTTACTTGTATATGAACAACCAATTAAAAATCATACATATGCATTAGTTGCAGATACTGCACAAGGAAAAGGTGTAGATTATTCTGCATTTAATATATTCGATGTTTCACAAATGCCATATAAACAAGTTGCGACCTATAGAGATAATACCATTTCTCCTATGTTATATCCAAATGTGATCTACAATGTGGGTAACAAATACAATATGGCTCATGTACTTGTTGAAGTAAACGATATTGGATCTCAAGTTGCTGATACACTTCACTATGATTTAGAGTATGAGAATATCATGATTATTACTATGAGAGGGAGAGCAGGACAACAAATAGGTGGTGGATTCGCAAAGAATATTCAATTAGGATTGAGAACAAGTAAACAGATCAAGAGAATAGGATGTGCAACTCTTAAAGATTTAGTAGAACAAGATCAATTAATTATATCTGATTTTGAAACTATTAAAGAACTTACTACTTTTGCTTTGACAAATAATACATATCAAGCTGAAGAGGGTGCACATGATGATCTAGCAATGACATTGGTGATCTTTGGGTGGTTAGTCCAACAGAGATATTTTAAAGAGATGACAAACATGGATATACGAAAGAAAATGTGGGAAGAACAAATGGAAACACTAGAACAAGATATGTTACCATTTGGACTTATAGATGATGGTCTGGAACAACAAACATTTGTAGATAATGATGGCCAGAAATGGGATGTAGTAGATGATTCCACACAACGGGTGTATTATTAATATAAATATAATGATACATTTAAAAATAGGAACATAAGGAGATAAAGTAATGGCAAATTTAGCGAGCTTATACGGTAAAGGTAAAATAAACAGAAAAAAGGGTACAGGTACTCGCCCCGCAGGCTCATCTGGATCTTGTGACAAAATACAAATCTCTGGCGACGATGATTTTACAACTTCTCACATCTACGGCGCGCAGATGATGACTGTATGTTATCATCGTGCAAAGAATAGAATTGTTGCTTTTTTCTATGGGAATGGAACACAAGATGCACACGGTATTGCGGCCGCACCTACGGCTGATGGAGAAGACCTTGATTGGGGTACTTATTGGGTAACCAACACCAATTCTTCTCGTGCACAGATGATGCATTATAACAAATACGGGAATGCATGTAGTTATGATAGACATAAAGAGAAAATTTTATACGCTGGTTCAAGTGAAGGTGATCAATTTGATCCGCCGTTACCCGGGATTGAAACCCGCGTAGTAGATTTAGATTCTACCAGCCCAAACACAAATAATCGTAATCTTGTTCTCGGAACTACAGTGAGATGGAATGTGCCCGGTATCAGCGGCGAGCCAATGGAGGGTGCCGTAGGACCAGAAGCTTTAATTTATGTTGGAGATGATGCAGGGACTTCTGCGGGAAAACACGTTCTTATTTATTCTCATTCTCTCAACAATTTGAGAGCTGTAGTAGGAACGATTGGGTCTGGTAACACAGTAGATTGGAATACTCCATTAACTAATTATGCAGTTTGTGGTACCACTACTGGTGGTGGCTATAATTACGAAGCTGGCGGGTGTAAGGTAGCAGTCAACAAGTGTGTAATTTGGTGGACTCATGGTAGTTCAGCAGCAGGTTGTCGAGTAGGAACTGTATCTGGTAATACAATAACTTTTGGTGCTATGGGGCCCCGTCTTGATTCTCACGGCACTTCAGGTGGAATTTTCCCCAGTAGAAGATCGTGTTGTTTTGATATTGCTTCTGGGAAGGTTGTATTTGGTTTCTGGCAAGATCAGCCAGGCAGCGGTGACCCACCCCGCAGCTTATACGCTAGAATAGGTACAGTTTCAGGTACGAGCATTACTCTTGGGTCGATTGCCGAGGTTTTTCCTCCTCATGACGGTTCGGTCTATGAAGAGACCCACGGAAAAGTATCAGTTGTTTATGATGAGGCTGCACAAAGAACTGTAATTTATTATAAGAGGGCAGTTGGCAACACGAACAATGTGAAACTTTTTTGCAAAGTGGCCATAATTGCAGGTACAAATATTACTTTCGGACCCGAAATCCTTGTAGAAGAGGGTGTCGGCTCGCGGCAGTTTACCTCGTGGTCACACCAATATAATAAAAATACACATTATGGATTGTGTTCTACTTATATATCACATGCAGATATCAAGAAAACATTGGTTATGCGACCAGGAGGAGAGCATAGTCTTGATCCCCAATGGGGCGGCAATCCAAGGGCGACCATGTTACATTTAAATAAATCTGACTTAACAGTAGATTTATCTCACGGTAATGCTTTTGAATTAGATATAGATACCCACACGGGGCTTGATGGGGCTATTGGGTCATTTACTATTACCGAATCTCTAGGTAGTGGAAAAACACAGATGTTTCAGCTGAAAATTATACAAGGTTCTCCAGCAAGAGATTTTGATTGGAGTATAATATCTAATATTAAGTGGCCGGGAGGAACGGGGCCAACCTTAACACAGACAAACAATGCTGTAGATGTTTTATCATTTATTACTTGGGATGAAGGAACTACATGGTATGGAAAAGTAGAAGGTTT